AAACGTAGCAGCACTTGACGAACCACTGTTGGTAACTGCGGCGTTAGTCCCTGCTGCGCCCGTTGTTGTCGTTCCAACTGCTATAGTAGCGGCACTACCGGGTGAGCCGGTTGACCCGGTTGCCCCTGTGTCACCTTTCGGGATTGTAAAGTTAAACGTAGCAGCACTTGACGAACCACTGTTGGTAACTGCGGCGCTGGTTCCTGCGTTTCCTGTAGTGGTAGTTCCCACTGCTATAGTGGCAGCAGTGCCTGCTGCTCCTGTTGCCCCTGTGTCTCCGCGAGGCACTGTGAAATCGAATGTGGCGGCTGACGATGATCCTGAGTTTGTGACCGCCGCGCTAGACCCAGCGGCTCCTGTCGTCGTAGACCCCACCGCGATTGTAGCAGCGGTGCCGGCATTTCCTTGGATGCCCTGTATGCCCTGTGCGCCCGTGTCGCCGCGTGGGATTGTAAAGGACATAACGCCACCAGAGGTGATCGAAACAGCAGCGTTTGACCCCGCAGCACCTGTAGTTACCGTACCGATTGACGGAGAAACTCCGTAAAAACTTGCACCAGTGTCTGTTATTTCAATATTATCTGTTCCACTAGGCGGAGCAGTGTTGAATGTTATAACGTTTCCAGATATTGAATATGTATCTTTTTGCTGGTATACGCCAGAAATAAATACTTGAGTAACGTTTTCACTGGTAGGAGCGGTCGATAGAGTGAAAGCTGTTTGGCTTCCGGTGCCACTAAATCTATCAATTGATACTGCGCTAGCAGTAACTCCTTCCGCCCACTCAAGGCCACTTCCACCACTGTTTACGGTAAGAACCTGACCGGCTGAACCAATGGTTGAAAGACCTGTTCCTCCATTACCAGTAGGAAGAATGCCGCTTACTTGATTAGTTAAATTTATAGTACCAGATAGTTCTGAAGTAGCTACCAAACCCCATACAGGATCAGTACCATCAGATTTAAGAACATTATTAACTGATCCAAGGGGTATTCTACCTATTGTAGAAGCCCCCCTGCTCAGTAAATCCCCTCTGGTAGTAGTAGGATCGTTAACTCCTCCCAGAGCGGAAAGAGCGGCTGCTGCACTGGTTTGTCCTGTACCGCCACTGGTAATAGGAATAGTACCCGTGCTAATTGTTACAGCACCTGTAGACTGATTAACAGCTATGGGACTTGTGGCAGTTATGGTAGAAACACCAGCAAGAGCGGAAGTTAGTGTAGATTTTCTAACTTTTTTAGTAGCGTTATTGCTAATATCTACAATCGGCAGGAGATCATCATCAGCAAGGTCTGCCTCTGCTAATTCTGTAAGCTCTGAAATCTTTTTGTTCGTTGACATTAGCTTTCCACCCAATCTATATATAAAATTGCCGAACCTGAAGTGTTAATAGTAGCTATTTTTTCTCCGTCTCCAGCCCCCAAAGACGAATCTGGCCTTACAATTACGTAAATAGTTTCATTGTCGTGTATGAAACTAGAAGTTCCATCCGTGGTAGCCGTAGGATTTCCACCTACTTTGAAAAAGTTAGAAGGACTGCCACTGGTTCCGTGCGCTTTGATATGCGCTATGCCGGTGCCAAAAGGACAAGTACCACTTTGAGCACTGGTGGCTCCTATAGCAACTTGCTCACTAGAGTTAATCCTATGGGCATGGGGGTGCTGCCGGGTCATTTAACCCTCCAAGAACGTAACGTTTACCGTGGCCGTTCCAATGCTGGCTACTTTTTCACCGTCAGTCGCAGTCGGAGAACTATCTCCCCTGATGACAAAGTAAGCCGCATCTGCTGGCTCTATCAAAGTACCCGCTGCCGTGGCCGTAGGATTTCCGTTAATTACGATATTTACATCGGCACTGGTTGCAATACGAGCAATGGTGCAACCGAATGGAGCACGTCCGCTTTGTGCGCTGGTGCCTGTGCTGGTGATGTTTTCGCTGCTGATGATGCGAGAAGCAATGTTATTCTGGTATGCCATAATCTAAGCCTTTATGTTTTTGTCAGAGTTCATTTCAAATCCTAGCTCAATTCCTTTGAGCTTCAGTTCTTCACGTTTGACTGCCATATCATGCTCAATCTCTATGCGCTCAAGTTCTACCTTAGCCGCTTTGATCTCAAGCTCTTTGGCTTTGACTTCAGCTTCTAGCTGGCTGGCCTGTGCCTGTGTCAACATAGCCTGGGCTTGCGCCTGTGCTAGTTGTTCCTGTGCGCTAGGCTGCTTGGGCTGAGGCGGAGGGGGCTGAGTTATGAACTTGTCCACGTTCTTGATGCCCATCTCATCGGCAATCTCTCTGACCAAGTTGTAGACATTGTCCGCTTGAACAATTCCTTCAGTCTGTGTGCCTACTTTTTCAATCAAGCTGGCAAAATTACTGATGTTCTGGAGCCTGATGTCCTGATCGCCGTAGCCAATTCCTACCTCAATATCAACGTCTAGGTCTTCTCTCCAGCTAGATGGGTCAATCTCAAAGTAGGTATTATTAAGGCGCACCATCTTCTTACGATTTTCGTAACGCTGTACCAAGTTGTATATCTGCTTGAACATATTACGGACGCCGGTATCGGCAAAGACCCTAGCAATAAGCTCTAGCCGTCCTTGGGCATTTGTCAGGGCCGCTGTGACAGCACCAGTGGTTACGTGTGTCTTCAGTACGTCAGCACTAAGACCCTGTGTCTGTGGGTTGACACCTGTGCGTCCTGTCTTGATGTCGTCCCAATACTGAAGCATTTGGAACGCAGCAGGTTGTAGTGCAGGTGTCTGAATTGGCTGGAGAGCATTCAAGCTGCGTGTTCGAACGATACCACCGGGACGGCTGGTCAACAGATCGTCTACATTGACCTGTCCTTCTACAATTTGGAACCTACCGTTGTTTGCCAAGTACATATTGTCCAGCAGGTTTCTGGTCAGTGTGGACCTGATAAGCTGAACGTCTTGGACTGTTTCTGCTACGCTAAGACCATAGAACTTATGCGGCACAGGGATAGGACAGACAGAACTGAATGGGATATAATCAATAGGCTCGCAATCTAGCACTTCTGAACCACTGGTAAGGATTCTATGAAGTACGCTGATCCCCGAATCGTCTGTGTCCAGCTTCATGTACGACTCATTGACCATGATTGAAACTTCAGAGTCAGATGCCGCTTGGTTAGGATAGACATCGGTAGAGTCGTAGGAGTGACGCGCCATGTACTCTTGGCTGGTTGTTACATCGTCTGCACCACTGGTGTAACCGGGCAAGCTATCTATCAGGTCTACGTCATAGCCCATGCTGATAAGCTCTGACCTAGTTTTGTGCGAACGGTGACAGATAAAACGCGCATCATCTAGCGTCTTGGCACCACGGTTGATCAGGAACTCTTCTGGCGGTACGTTTTCTATGGTGACCTTACCGTCCATCGTTGTACGTGCAAAGGTGGCGTCATGGAAAACTTCTTCCATCTCCACCATCTCCCCGGTCATGGGAGCAGGTACTTCTGAGATTTGTACCGTTTCTGTGTGCTCAATGAGTTCTAGTTCTTCGTCCTGCTGTAGCAGAGAAAATTCTTGGTCTGTTAGGTTCTCATAGGACTCAGTTGTGGTCTTTTCGATGTCTTCCCAGTAGTGTTTGACCACTCCAACTTTCTGCATCAAAGCGTCGAGGAACATATTGTACAAGATCATAAAACCATCGTTCTGTTTGTAGAACACATGGTTTACATACTTGGTAGCTTCGTCAGCTACCTGTTCGTCTTCCGGCCCTTCCGGCAAGAACTTTACAACCTTGTCCCCAGCGGTGAAGATACGCATCAAGCTGGGCATCATCCACATCAAGGTGTCTTGTACATCCGTGACGACTACTTGGCTACGACCATCTTCCTCGTTGCCAAAGGGTTCACCATAGAAGTACTCCATAGCGGTAGCTTGCTGGGAGCTTACCTCTGAGTCTAGGTAATCTGAGCTACCATTGATCTCACTCTCTACCAGAGAGATGATCTCTTGATCGTCTAAATCCATAGCCACTGTGTTAAGCCTTTTTCTTTTTTTTCTTGGGAAATCCAGCTTTCATATTTGCATAGGCTTTGGGAGTAATCGTGCTTTTCTTTTTGGACCGAGAAGTCCCAGCTTTTTTACGTTTGTTCATGTTGGCATATAAGCTCATCAGACAATCCCTACGTTTGAATATTTAATTTCGGTATCGTAACTGTATTTACGGTACATTGACTTGTTCTTTAGCTGCTCTCCAAAGCGTTCTACGCTGAGAGCCGCATACCGCATAGAGCTTAGAAGGTCGTCTTTGATAGCAACCACTTTTCCATTTTTTCTGTGGTAGAGTCTAAGCTCTTCAAGAGTTTCCTGACAGGACTCAAAAATTTGTAGCCGACCAGTTTCAAAGCGTTGCAGAAGTTGGCTGATCCCTGCTTCAATAGAGTTGTTACCTTTTCCACTACCATTGTCTCCTTCTGCTGGCGGGTTACTGAAATGCTGTGGAAGCATACATACCCCCAAGTCTCTGTACTGCTGGGCTAGCTGTATGCCAGACCCCTTGT